AAGAAGTTCAGTTTTCAACATCAGTTGCTTCCTTAGAAAACTTCGGAATCATTTGAGGAGCCTTAATAGGAACAGCTATTTCGATTACAACTTCCTCCTTTTCAGGCATTTTCACATCACCAATTGTCTGAAATGAAATTCCATAAGGATTTGATTGTGATAATGTTGTCATAGACATTTCCCAAGCCTTATCTAACCAACGACGCCACATAAAAGATTGCGGAACTTGTTTCCCATTTTCTACAATAACATCATCACAAAATAATTCTATCATATTAGGATATTCAAAATATCCATCTAATTTTTTCCATACTGTATTTTGTCCGTCAAAAGCTGAAGAAAGACTCATTGCTAATCTTTCAATAAGATTAAAGTTCTGATGATTCACTTTCGTTATTTTCATCGATATCCTCATTTCCTTCTGTTTTAGTAATAGACAGAATTATCTTATTCACTTCTTTCTTGGAAAGAGAGCCACTAGGGCTTTTTTCAACTGATTCTCTAATTGACTTGACGATTTCGATCCTCAAATTATGAGGAGCATGATGATAAGACAAAGCGAAATGAGAATCCGCCGCCATCTGAGCAGGACTCATTTCTGAATCAGTCATAGGGACTTTCTTTTTAGGCTTCTTACTTCTTCTCATCGTCTAACAAATCTTCAAGATTTTCAAGTCTTGAATCTATCTTCAAAAGAGAATTTGAAATTTCGTTAACTTTGTCAGAAGTATCTTTGATATTTAAAAAAGCTCTTATAACTGAGCAAATAATGAAAATAGCTAATAAAATTAAACCAGACCCACAAATTATGGTGGCTACGCTTCCAATAAAGAACGAAATTGGACCAACTATTACTCCATCCATATTATTTAATTCCTTTCAAATTTCTACCATTTATCCGGCAGGATAACCATTTGTTAACATAATCATCTCTGAGAAGAGCATCTCTTTCGAAAATAATTTTCGTCTCGAAATAATTCATTTCGCTAAGGGAATAACATATTCGGAGAATCTTTCTTATAAATGAATTAGGCCCATATGTCAAGAGAAGATTCTTCATTTCCTCGGAAGAACCAAAATAATTCTGCCAATCGCTCTCCTTGACGACTTTTCTTTTCTTCGCCTTTCCTTTTAAAGGAGGTTTTCTTGTAGTCGAAAAGAATTTCTTTCTGCCTATATAGAATTGTTCTGTGTCTTTACAATAGATTTCGTAGACGAATCCAACCGCTCCTTCAGGAATATTTTCAGATTTGAATTCAGAGTCGTTATAGTACCAAGTTATATTAATGCCATCCTAATGCTATTGAAATATGTGAGTATAGATAAGTCATAACGAAAAAGAAAACACCGCCTAAAATAAAAGCGCCGACGACAACAATAACCAGAATCCCAGCGAAATATTTAACTAATTCAATCCCCATTATTGAGCTAATCCCGGAAGTACGTAAACGGCCTCATAAAAAGCCCACGGCCAAAAGAAGATACCAATTCCTAACCCTAAAAGAAAGCAACTGATGATTAATTTCTTCATCCTGAAAGTATCCATTCAGCCACCACGTCATTACGGCAGATATCTTTTGTATTCATTTGAATAGAATCAAAAGATATCATTCTCTCAAATCTAGATGGAAGCATATAAAAGCAAGTATCTTCATTGAGATATTCAAGATCATTTTGATACGAATCCCCGACAACGATAACTCGACAATTTTTTCCTATTCTAGTCATAACAGTATTAATTTCGCCAACATTCATGTTCTGACACTCATCCACTATGATAATAGCGTCTTCGAAGGTCATTCCTCTTAGATAAGAAGTTGAGACAAATTTAAGATAATCCTGATTTTTTAACCACTTGTAGGCCATGTCATTATCAAAGAACTTCTCAACGATCACCTGATAAGGCAATTCGAATACCTCGTTCTTTTCATTTTCAGAACCGGGGAGGAATCCTTGCTTCCTAGCAGGAACGGCTGATCGAATGATAATGACATTACGAAATCCTTCTTCAGGATGATTCAAAACAGAGTCAAGAGCCAGATAAAGAGCTATGAAAGATTTACCTGTCCCTGCTGTCCCATAAATGAAAAGATTTCTACCAGTCTCATATGATTTGAATATCTTATTCTGATTTATTGTAATAGGCTTAATCTGAGAAAGGACATACTGATTTGGTTTCTTATTTTTTACTCTAGGAACAGAAATGTTACTTTCCTTTCTTATTATAGATTTTCATTTATCGAAGATCGTTGATATGGCTTATCATAAAATTTTTTGAGAGTCTTCAGTCTGGACTTATAATCAGAGGGAAGACTCTTACCTATACTGCCAATACGATAGGCATAATTAAGACTGAAAACTTGTTTCAAATCAGGGTTATCTTTGATAAACTGATCTAACTCATGAAAAGGCATATCTATCTGAGTTATCTTATGATTTTTTTGATTTTCAAATGAATAGCGAGGCAATTTACTTCTTTACTCTTTCATTATCTTGATCTAGATCGTAAATTTCCAACTTACGAGTGGTTGTAACATACAAATCTTTTGGTCCGTCTTCAGGCCCAAAAATCTTTTCATCTACTAACTCAAATTCATCATTTACTTGATTTTTTTCAGGATCATATTTTCTATCTAGAGTTCTAACAAGAACTGGATAATTATGAGACGTAACTCTAACTGAAGTAGTCATTTTTTCTCCTTTTTAACAATTCAACTCTATACCAGATGAAAAGAAATTCAACGCATCTTCAAGATTATAAGCCCAACAGGACTTAGGAGGGAGCGCACAGATGATTGGTGGCTTGAATGATGTATTTTGTATCTGAGCAAAAATTTGATGGGCCTGTTGTTCCGAACAAGCTACCAAAACAGGACGAGCAATAGGTCGATTAACCTCGGATGAATTGACAGCTAAAACCTTATCGGTCACGTTTCAAAACTCCCTTCACAAACCCTTCAGGAACCTCGTTAGGAAAATAACGAACCATATTTTTACCGTCATTATACCAACTTTTGCCCTTATCTACATTAGGCTTGTTTCTTCCATCTTTTTTTATTGCCTTCACAACTGCCTCCTGAACTTGAGTTTTCTTTTCTGTGAAGAAATTCTGCAAGGATTCAAGAGTAGTTGGATTCTGGTTAGGAAGCCAATCAGGGAATGCCTCCCGAAAAAAGTCATACGTCAGCGTTGAATAAGGAAGGGTCTTGTCCTTGATAGCTAGAAGAAGTTCAGCATCAGGAGGAGCCACGCTTTCCAAGATCATGACAAATATCTTCTCTCGCTTCCATTGAGCAATCTGAGCCGTAGCTTCAGGATTCGATATACGCTCTACAAAGAGATACAGACGACCAACTTCTCTATGGAGGGCTCCATAGGTCTCTCTTGAGGTTTGTGGCCTATAAGCGATCCTACCGCGAGGAAGGAGCCATCTAATATTAGGATGATAGGCACCTTCGATAATGATTCTGAGAACAGCCGAATTGTGTTGGCGAAGGAATTCTATTTTCTGTGTTTTATCTTGAATTTGATCGGCTCTATCTAAAATTTCAGAAATCATTACGATTTTCATTTAAAAGAAATCTCCAACTAAAAATGACAACTCATCGAGACCATGATCGACAAGATATGTCATCAAAAATCTCTTTTCTACTTTCTTATTTATTTGAGCCTGATAAGACTCCTCGATTTTATTTTTAATGTCATCAGGAATTGCTGATAGATCGACCAATTTCCTATTCAGAGAAAATCTTGCTCGATATTCTTCAGGGATTGATTTTTCAGAAAACCACTTGTCCATATTTTTCTGGCTCACAGGCTTTTGTCGAGTCCCAACAGCAAAGGAATTTTCAGGAGAGGCAATGTTCGGAATGCCGTCTCCTCTATCTCCCTTACAAATATGTTCAAAAAGAAATTTTGATACGTTATCAGTTGATTCAAATCGATCTTCAATAGTGTTATATTGCGAAACCAGAGAATTTTTCTGAATTTGGATTAAGTCATGATCCCTCGACAAAATCATCACTTTTTCAGAGGCTCTGCTCGCCAGATATCCAATAATATCGTCGGCCTCGGCACTTTCTACCTCAAGGAAAATGTAAGGAAGGACTAGCTTTAGCTCTTCCTTAATCTTTCTCATCATACCATGAACTTTTTTCCAGTCCACCTTTATATCAGCTTCTTGTTTTTCCTTTCGTCCAGCCTTGTAATAGGGAAAAAGCTTTCCTCTCCAATAATTCTTCGAATCACAAGCTATAATAGGATTTCCATAAGAAGAGAATTTCTTTTTATGCTTCCTAATAGAATTTAGAATAACATGACGGACTAAATCTTCATCCAATTCAAAATTATTGGTATAAAGATGACCAAGAATAGAAGCATAAAGAGTACCGGAAAAATCAATAAGTAACATTAAGCAGCATCATTTCCATCGTCATTGGAGGGGGGAGGAAGCTTCTGTTTTTCTTCGAACTCCTTCATTTTCCGTTCTAAACTTCTATTGTAAGGAGGGTTGAAATGAGTAGCCAATTCAGGAAGGTCTAGAGGCTCTAGCATCCTGAGAGCAATTTCACAAACTTTCTTTTTATCCTTATCAAGCCGTGTCTTAAACTTACGATGATCGGATAACTCAATAATCTGAGCTTCCATCGTCGGCATAATGTATTTCTTCAAGTCAGCAGACATTTAATATCCTCGATCCATCTTTATGAAATCCAAAAGAAAATTCCTTCAGATCAGGATATTCTTTTAACATTTCTCGAACATTTTGTCTAGTTTCATCAGAAGGAACATAAAATAAAATAAATCCGCCTCCTCCTGCTCCTAGAACTTTCCCTCCTAAGGCTCCATGTTCCATAGCCGTAGAATACACATTATCAATGTAATTATTCGTAATCCCAGCAGCTAATTGTTTCTTATCCATCCAAGACTCATGCAAAAGATTTCCGAAGTCATCAAATCTATGAGAAGTCAGATATGACTTGCCATCCAAAACTCGATAGACATTCTTTCTGATTATCTTTCTTGTCTCAGGATTGTTAATAATATTATCTTTTTGTTCTGAAAGAATTACATTAGCATTACGACTTATTCCAGTGTAATATAAAAGTAATCTTTCTCTCAATTTTTCAAAATCAAATATTACCGGAACTCTTTCTGTGGTGTCTCCTCCAAAAAAGAATTGATTAAATCCACCATATGCCGCAGCATACTGATCCTGCTTTCCAATTGGAAAGCCACACATATCAATTTCTATTTTGCAAGCATTCTCAGCAAGAATGTCTGGAAAAGCTTCATCTAAATATACTCCTAGATGACAAATAGCGTTACTCAATCCTACCGTATAAGCAGACGACGATCCTAATCCTGAACCGCCTGTCGGTATATCAGCCATCGAACTAATAGTAACTCCTCGAAGAAAATTATGATAAAGGAGACAATTTTTTGTTATCAGATGTTTGACAGATTGAACATGATAGGATTCTTCAACTGTGTCAAATTTTGTTACGATTTTCGAATTCCAACTAGAATGAACCATAACATAAACGGAACGGTCAATTGTCGCAGAAAGAGCAGCACCTAGCTCATCTTTATGAAAGGCTGGAATATCTGAACCCCCCGAAAAAAAAAAAAAAGAAATCCGCAGGGGAGTGCTGGAAATTATCATTTTTAATTTTTATTTATTGGTAATGATTATATAAAAAAATTTATAATAAAAAATTT